ACCAACAATAAACCTACTTCTCAAATCAGGCACTAATCCATACCCTTCTACTGTATCTCCATTACACAAATGAAAACCAGTAGGAAATTCAACATTAGACATATTGGTTGTTCCTGACCACATTATTATTGCACCCTTGGGAAGTACAAGGTTTCTAAGTGCTTCCACCTCCGCTTTTGTGGCAAGCGCGGAGATGTCCACCCTCGAGAAGCTAGACCAGTTCATGTTCTGAGATGCGTCCACGGATGCGCCGAATATGAGTTTTCGTTCAAGCCTATTCGGGGTCGTGTTTGTAATCTCTTTTATATAGCAGGTTGCTAATTTCGGCTGCTGGTCAATCTCCACAATCTCCTTGTCTATCACGACAGCTCCAGCAGATATTGTCGCAACTCCAGCCACCGTCGTTTCCTCGCATCCGTCTATTATCCACTTTCCGTCCCCCAGCATTGCACACATTCGTTGCACCGTAAAAATCTGATTCTGTATGAAATTCAGCCCCTGTGTGGAAAGCGGGTATCTGTTCGATTGTAAGTAATTTGCTCTGTTCATATCTCGTTTTTAATTAATGTTTAATCACCATTTAAAAGCTTTCGTAAACTGCTCTTTTTGACAGCAGTTTGTACATGTTTACCAAGTGTCTGACTCGGTTCATATAATCCACATTACTGAACACCTCGGGTGGACATTTCACGCAAAATGGGGTTGTTTCTATAAGGACGTAATCTTCGCTCCAGACTTGCAGTCTGTCCTCTGATTCCTCTGAAGTAACCTTCAACTGGTCGTATGGAAACTCTATCTCGCTCAAGGCATAGACCCATTCGCTCGTTGCAGAGATGTCTTCTATCTCGAAATTCCTCGAACGGAAGGGGAAAGCATCATTGAGCACAGCCCGAAGGTAGCAGACTTGTCCTGTATGTTTTAGTCTATATAGATTATCATCCCTATTCGATGTGAATTCGGAATGTTTCAGTCGTATTCCCTTTGTCGCACATTGTAACATGACGATGGCGATAGGTTTTCTAACCATTGTCGGAAGCAATAGCACAACAAGTTTCTTATAGTCAATTTGAAACAGTCTCATACGCCATATAATTAATTGTTAGATCCGAATCCTGAGCTATATTATAGTAGCCTGCATAAGGGACGGCATACCCACAGACTTCATTCCACACAGATGAACCATCCACACATGTCTGTACCATAACAAGCTCCACCATCACGACACCATCGACAGCCTGCACCGCATCAATTAGTGAATCATTCCTGTATTCTCCGTTAAATGGGAGAGATGCAAGAAAATTCCTCACGCACTCCCGTACTGGTTCTCCTCCTGACACGATGCCTCCGCCTTCGCTATCCAGTACCATCGGATTGTACCATATCTTCAATGTCGCCCTGTAATGGTCTGCAGCTACATTGCGTATGCGAAGCACCACGCCCGCGTCTTTCACCTCCTTCATATATGCCGTCAGTCCGGCCTCTTCTGTTGCGGATAGTTGTGCTGGTGTTCCACTCGCTACTTTCAGATATACAATCGCATTTTCCTCCACTGCTGCCGCATTCTTCACCACCAGAGCGGCATCGAGCTCATCGTCGGAAAGGTCTTCTGCGTAGCCGTCCGTACCTTCCACCAGCGTGTAGCCGTGCCGGTAGGCCTTCGCCTTGTTCACGTACCACCGCAGCGTGTGTGGTTTCATCTCGTCTATATAGTCAGTAACCTCCTGTTTGTGCTTGTCGAACAGCACTTCGAGCGTCCACACGCAGGCTGCCACTACGTAAAAGAAGATGTTCTCAATAGACACCTTCGACAATGTAAGAGCATCCCCATCTGCAACATTGTATCTCGCCTTCACGGTAGTATTCGTCGTGTAGGCTTCGACCATCTCTTGTTTTATTTCTTCAATTTTCCTTGCCATATCTGTTTGTTATGAGACCACAAAGTCATATTCAATGAACCAAAATTCAATTCCTTCGCCATCCCCCGTTATAGTGTTTATCTCTTCGGTCGTTATCGCTGTCGCAGGCTTATATCCATTTCTGTCAAATAGTTCTGCCGTCTTCTTGTCCGCCTGTTCCGGCATCGTGAGAGGTTCTCCAGCCTGCAGTTCGTCAGTGATGCTCAAGCCGTTTCGTTCGCACAAGTCGAAGAGCGCCTCCTCACTGCCGAGCCTGTGTACGGACACATCCAACAGCGACTGCCTGTTTAGCGAATTTTTCTCCATATCTTTATTATTACGAGTACGATGAACAACACACCTAAACACGCCAGCACTTTCATCCACATAGGAATGTCCTTCTCCTTATACACCACCTCCTTGTTGGTTGTGTTTATATTCGTGTCTCGAACCTTCGCCAGTATCGCCAGCGTGTCGCATTCACAATCAGCCTCAAGCACATTGTTTTTCAGTGACAGACTCGCTTTTGCATTGTTTTTCCCTTTCGCCTCCAGTTTCCCGGACAGAATGCCATTCTCCCGCATCAGCACGTTGCCGAGGCTGTCGCATTCCATCAATGCGTGTATGCTTGCCGAGTCCGGCATCGTCATTAGCATAGTGTCACGTTCTGTGACGGTAACAACTCTTTCACTCTGTATCTGCCTCGTCTTGCAACTGCCTACGCACAGGGCAATTGTCAGCATGAGGGCAATCGCCGATGCGGTCGAGTGCCTTTTGTAATTTCCGAACGTCTTTCCGTAATGCATTGATTTCCTTTTTTAATGGTTTTATAATGTACTGCATCTGTATTTGCAGCGTTTTCTCCTCGTTGTCCAGTTCCTTGCTCTTCGCCTCTGCGTTGGCAATATTACGTTCTGCCTTCAACTTAAATAGGCTAAGCAGGAAACCACCTCCGAACAGCAGGTTCAGAACAAGGCTAACTATCTCTAACGTCATAGTTCCACCTCCTTTCTCCATGCCTGCACGTCGAAGCACGGACAGTCCTTGTTCGCATATTCGTTGTGCCCATGTACAGACGCACCCGGATAGCGAGCCTTCAGAACTCGTGTCATCTTAACCAGTGCGGTTTTCTGTGCCGCTGTCCGGGTGTCTTTTGCTTTCATATTTCTGTCGCATCCGCCTATGTAGCAGATGCCTATGCTGTGCGCATTCCTGCCTTCACAATGTGCGCCTTCCATCTTTTCAGGTCTTCCGGCGTGTATGCTTCCGTCCCGGTATATCACGTAGTGGTAGCCGATGCATTTCCATCCGCGCAAACGGTGCATCTTGTCGATGTCGGTCACCGTCACGTCCCTCCCTTCTGGGGTGGCACTGCAGTGGATTATTATCTCATCAATTCTCCTCATATCTCTACTGTCATTATTCCGTTATCCGTGTTGATGATCTTCACCTCAACTCCACAACTGCGAAGCTGCTTTTTCGATTCTCCCCTCCAAAAAGGGTTTTCACGTCCGTTCAGCTGTGCGGATGCGAACAGCCCGATTTCAGGGAATTCCTTGAAGTCGCCCGGGTATGCTCTCAGAACCCTTTCTGCTACGTCCGCAGAACATTCTCCGACAACCAAGCTGCCATGTCTGACCATCAGGTCTCCGTCTTCGTCTATCAGCAATCCTTCCATCAGTGTGTTATTTTAGTGTCCTCATAATCCTCCTTTGAGAATGCCTCGGCCTCTTCCACCTGTATGGTTATAGCCGCTGCAGTGCCTGACTGTGATGTTGCAGAACCTGTTGTTGCAACCGTGTGCGTGTGACTGTTGTGCGACCTCACGAGAGCGTTGACGGTGTCTTTTAAGCCGTTGAGTTTTTCTGTCAGTTCTTGAATCTTGACTAAGCCATCGTTGCTTCCACCGTTGAAGACCACACAGTCTGCATCCACCTCTATCTTGTCTATTTCGCTGAACGCAACGCATACCAGCTCATCCTTCGCCCCTCTGCTGTTGTCTATAACAATGATGTAGCTGCCGACGGCAGGTGACACCAGTATCTTGCTTCTCTTTCCGTTCACTACAGACCTGAGCCTGACATCTGTCAGTTCCATTCCGTCCATATCGACCGTGCAGGTTTCACCTTGCACGCTCTTCACCTTTGCTGTGAAAGACAGTAGATTTGAACCGGCTATCCTTTGTATGCTCTTCCTTATTTCACTTACGCTGTCCATGTTATCTCAATTTTCGTCCGAGCGAAATCTTCCGTTTCGCCCCGTTTTGTCCAAATTCCACCTCAACGCCTGTGACGTAGTATTTCCCGTCAGTCTTTTCCTGATCCCGCAGCACGACACTACCTCCAGCCTTCACCCGAGGAATCAGCCATGCGGTGAAGTTTCCTTCAAATCCGCTGTAGTTCCATAGGTTGTACTCGTTCTCCGCAGCTGCCCTCCGCGACTTCGCATCTAGCCCGGATACACGCTTCGTTATCTTTTCCCCGCCTTCCGTTCCGTATGTTTCCTTTTCCACTTCGCCGTTCGGCTTGTTGAAGGACACTTCAACCAACACCTTCTTGTCTGCCTTGTCTATCCATTTCAACTCGTTGGCCTGCACATTCACGGACGTGTCGAACAACGCCGCTTTCTCATCCGCACGCTCTGAATAGACTGGATGTATGTGTAATGTTTTCCCCTCGAAGTAGATGTTTGCCTTGCACTCCTCATGGATCTTGTTCAACACATCCATCGCCGTATTGTGGAACACTATCAGTTTCGCTATCTTGTAGTCGTAATCGCACGTGATGGTGATGTACGGGTCAATCTGGCGAACCATGTCCGCAAGGACTGATTTCAACGTCACATTCTTGTACTCCTTGTCCTTCACGCTCTTCCTCATCAGGTAAAGCGCATCCTCACATTCTAACGTCAGTGAATTGTTGTCCCTCGAAATCCTTTTTAAATACCCTTTGAACTCTGTTTCAATAACGTCGTCATAACCGAGCTTGACCTCTACCTCGTCACCAACCCGTATCTTGTCTTCAACACCTTTCCACTTGTTGATGTACTTGCCTGGCATGGCGATTACTGCCGTGTCGCTCAGGTTAAGTACCGAAGTCGTTATCTTTAGCTCCTTCAGTGTCTTCACACTGTAATTGCCAATCCTTATGTGCCAACATAGCCTAAACATCAGTCTTCTATCAATAAGTTGTAATCATAATCGCTCACCGCATGTATCTCGAACACCTGCCTGTTCGTGTGCGTGTCCTGGTTCACAGAATAGCTTTTTACGACTATCCCGAAATCACCCCCGTCAAGGTCGAAGAGCTTAAGGAAATCACTCACTATTTCCAACCTGTCCATTTCGTCAAGGAGCCGCCTAAGACGTTCGACACCCTTGTATGGATACACGTCGTGGTATGTCGGTAGGCTCTCGTCGTAGCTTCCGTCATCAGACGAACTGACAACGGCTACTGATATGGATAGGTCAATGTCTCCCTCCGTAATCATCTCCTTCACCGTGCCTCTACCGTTCAGTACAGGGGTGGCCACGATGTTCCTGCTCCTGCTCACATTCACGACCGCCTCCTGCAACGTGATCGTGTCCGTCTTTCCTTTGATTGTTATTGGAACAATGAGGTTGTATCCGTACAGATCAGTCCCTGACACGAGTGGATAGGGGCTTTCCCCGTTCTGCTGCGACATCAATGCCGAATCCTCCATTTTCCCTGAGGCGTTTTCGGACAACTTGACGACTCGTAGTCCCGAGACCATGTATTTTGCGCTTGTGGCTATCGTTGCCGGAACAAGCCGCAGATTCGGTATGATGGGTTCTTTGACCATATCAGTGTTTTTTTAGAGCCGGATGCCGGACTCGAACCGGCTTCTTGCGCTTACAAGGCGCATGCACTTCCTGTCGTGCTTATCCGGCATAGGCTAATGTGCCGTCTCTGCCATCCCCAGTGTGCGTGCCATCAGCTCCCGCAACTGCGTTTCGATGTCATGCACATTATCTCTCAATCCGCCGTTGAAGTTCATTGTGCCTACCATGTTGCTTAACTTTATGGTTATCTGTTGCGCCTTGCCTGCACTCATGCCCGCAGAGCTTCCGATATTTCCACCCGTAAGGTTTCCTTTACCGTCCGCCGCAGTCGTAGCTCCTGTTGATTCACCCCCAAGAACGCTGGTTGCTTCCCCCAGTTTCAGTTCTCCGCCTTCTTCTTCCTTTTGGTCTCTTCGGAACGACTCCGAGCCTTTCTCTGCACCTTCCCTGTAGGCGGAGGAAATGTCCTTCATCTGGTCTTTCGGGAACAGCTTGTTCCAGAGTTCCCGGATAGGGGCGAATAGTTTTCCCAACTTGTCAAGCATTTTGCTGAAGATGTCCTTCACGTGCGACCACAGGTTGGAGAACGCATCCTTGACCGGTTGTATTATCTTTTCTTTTATCCATCCGCCAACGGTGCCCATCTTCTCAACCATCCAATCAATTGCCGTCGATGCTGTTTCGCTGATGAATGTCCACACCTCGGCCACTATTCCTCCAATGGATGAGATTATACCTGTTATCTTGTCATGCAGCCACGTCAACCCGCCAACTATTTTGTCGTAGCACCACTTGGCGGCATCGGACACGGCATTCCATATCCCGACAAAGAAGTCCTTTATGCGCGTAGCCACATTCACTATGCTGTTCCACATCCAAGATACCGCCTCCATAGTCTTTCCAAATGACCACTTTGACGCCTTCCAAATGCCCATAAATAGGCTTTTAAATGCCGTAAGTTGTGGTTTTATCACCAGCGTCCATATCATTTTGAACACGGTACTGACCACTAGCCACACGTTGTTGAAGATTGCCTTCAGTGATTCCCATACTCCGAAAACGAGCCTTCTAAACCCCTCGCACTTGTCCCACAGCAACTTCACCACCGCAATGATGGCAGCTATTGCTGCCGCAATCCATCCCACGATGGGTATGTTCATTATGGCAACCCCTATGCTTCGACATGCCTTCTTCGCTGCAACCGCCATCACGCCAAACGACAGGCCAACTAGGATGGAGGATGGTATTATAGACAAGATGCGGGTGTGTACCGTCACTGTCCCTTTTTTTACGTTGTTTACGAAACTCCCCCAGTTCTTTTTGCAGAAAGAGATGGAAGTCCCGACCCACATAAAGACAGGAGACAGGGCTGACAATGGAGTCAGCATATTGCCTATCTCGGCTATATAGGCAGTCGCTCCTCCTGTAGCTTCGAAGAGGGAAACCTTCATCTCGTCGATGCTGTCTTTCATCTTCGCAATTTTCCCGGCTGTTGTTTCGGCAGCTGTCTCAGCACCTTTATAGAAACGGCCGCCTTCTTCTGTAGCCCATTCTAACGACTGAGCAAGCATGTCTGCGGAAATCTGTCCTTTGCTCATCTCGTCCTTTAGCTGAGCCATGCTTTTGCCCGTCTTCTGGCTTATCACCTCAAGAGGGTTGAACCCGGCGTTGATCATCTGCATGAGGTCTTGACCCATGAGCTTGCCACTGCTGGTAGCTTGTGAAAAGGCTAATGCTAAGGACTGCATTTTCTGCGAATCCCCCAATGCAATATCCCCGATGTTCTTCAGTTTGCCGAATGCGAATTCAGCATCAAGGCCGAATGCCATCATGGTTTTCTGTGACTCCACCAATCCGCCACGGTCATACACGGTCGCCTTGCCATATTCCCTGATTTGATTCACGAGGTTTTCTGTGGCCTCCGCATCTCCGTTCAATAGTGTTTTAAGATTCGCTTGCTGCTGCTCAAAATCGAGTGATGTCCCCAACAAAGATTTAAACCCATCTGATACTTTAGATATCATATCTGTGATTGCATTCAGACGAAGAGACAAATCACCGAATTTCTTAAATTTCGGAGTTGCATCGTCCACGCTCCTCATGACCTGTTTGACAGCATCATCAATTTGCATCACACATTGATAGGCGTTTCCATTAATGTTTATCGAAAAATTAACCTGATTGTTCGCCATTTCGTTTTTTTTTACTATCTTGTTACAATTAAAAAACAGAAGGTCATGATACTAATTGCAATCATATTTTGGTTCGTTGTTTTGGCAGCAGCATTTGGTCTGATTGTTGGATTGTGCCAAATTATCCGTGACTGGTGGAAAGGAGATAAAACGGGCGGGTCTCTTCCTGGCCCATTCCGTTAATGCGTTTTCTTTCCTCCGAATATCACCGACAACATCTCTGCCTGGTTCCGTAACCGGAACTGTTCTATCCACATTGCCTCATTGTAAGCCTCGGCAAATTCCGCATTGTCCATCTTCTTTGGATCCATCCCAAGGTTCGCCCTTATTAGGGCATTCATCTTCATCAGCTCCCCAGACGTGTCGTCTTCCAAACTGATGGAGAATGCCCCAATCAGTTTTTTATTTCAGCAGTGACTCCTTCCTGCAACGCATTCATCTTTCCGACTGCCGCCATCAGCAAGTAGCCGTCATTCTGTATCTCCAAGTCTCCGCTCACCCAGCACCCTTTAACCAACTCCTGTGCGGCGAGTACTTCGTCCTGTTTCGCCAGTTTGTTCACCCGGCTCAATGTCGCAACATCAGGCCTTTTCACCTTGCACGACAACTCCCTGTCGCCGTCCTTTACTATTATCTCTATCTCTTTTTGCATGATTGTGTTTTTTTTATTGGGGCGGTTTTGCCCGCCCCGTGTTTACTATTTACCCCATTCAATGTGACTCACTGCAAGGTCAAGGTCTACGGCCTTGCTCGTGTCGCCTTCGCTCCAGCTGCGTTCGTTCTTCTTGAACTGACAGTTGCGTAGCTTGTCGTGTATCACAACCCCTCCTTGGTCTGGTATGTATGAGACGATGATGTCAAAGGCGGCAATGTCCTGTAATCTTCCGTTAGCCGACTTCTTCACCAATGCGTTCACCTCGCTTGCATAGAGGGTGATCTTACCGGAACAGGTGATCCTTCCCTTGCTGCGACTAACGGGGTAACGCCCCGCACCGTAGTTGTCTGTCACTTCCTGCTCGTCGCTGTATTCTATTCCGGTGATTCCTGTCACTGGAGTTCCCGCTATCGTGCATACGATGTCGCCCCAGCTGTACTCAATCCCGTTAATCAATGGTATCCCGTTCATTGCTTTTTTCCTCCTAACTTAATGATGTTGTAAAACCTATTTTCACCTTCACCTGTCGCATCACGCCTACGGCGACATTTCTGATCACAACAGTCACCTCCGAAGTGGACAGCACGTTCTGGTCTGGATCTATCACGGCACTGTAGCCGCTCAATTCGCCCGCCTTCTCCATCTCCTCGAGAGCTTTCCCCACAACGGTCTCCAATGCCGCCACCGTATCGGCACGCAGATGGCCGGATGTGGCATCCACATCCAACGGTGCATTGAGATATGGCAGCATGTTAGCCCGTATTCCTCGGGTTGCCTTGTCCATCGTCCTCACATTCTCTATGTAGGCGTAGTCGCTGGTTGAAACGTCGAGTGTGTGGCTGTCGTTGAAATAGACGTATGACACACCTACGTGCGAACGGACGAAGATGTAGCGGTTGTCGTTCAGAAGGTTCAGGTTCGTGGTCGTGGTCTCCTTAAGCAGGTCTCCTGTTACGAATCCTGGTGCCTTCATCTCGACAGGGAACTTCTGGACCCATGCGATTGATTCGTTGACCGATGCCGCACTGACACACCCGAGAAGCGTTCCGATGGCGGCCACTTCGTTCAGTTTGCTGGAATTCTGCTCTGCCTGCAAGGTTGCGTCCAAGTCCTGCGAAATCAGTACGCTCACATTGCGACGGTCTGCGAGTGAAAGGTTCACTGCCGTGATGTCGCCGATGTCGTCGTATGCGCCTTTCCGCTGTGCCACCAAGATGGACAATGGCATGTGGTTCGTTTCTAACGAGCCTGCTTCGGTCTGATAGCCTGTCAACTGTTCCGCAGTGATTGCAGCTGTTCCGGCTGCTGCGATGCCCACCTGACGGATTTTGCCTCCCGCATAGTTCTGCATTGCCGAGATTTCAGCCGGCAACACATCTCCTGTCAGCTTGACTGCAAGATATAGCGTTCCAGAAGGCGAATGTTTGAAGAACTCTGACACATGATAGTCGATGAAGTTCTTAGCCGCCTGTTCGGCGGTAATGTCGTCAGACGCTTCCGTTCTTGTGATTCCGTATGTTGCCTCCAGTTGTTCGTAGTACTTCAGCGTCGCAACGTATAACGTCACGCTTCCAACCACCAGCGAGGCGAAGGGGGTCAGTACGGAGCTAGTCGATACAACTGCCGAGTTCATTCCCAACAGCAGTCCGCTCACCGGGTCTTCGCTGGCTGCGGTTCTTCCCATTCCTCCATTCTGTCGCTGGAATGTAATGTCGTTTAATGCCATTTTAAATCGTATTTAAATGTCTTTCCGCCTTTTTCAGGTTGTCGAACAACCTGCCGTCTGGCGTCTGCCATTGTTTTTTCTCTTTGTTGTAAAACACGTGCGGTGCAGCGCACGTGTTTAATACCTCCCCTGCACGGGCTTGTTCCTGTTGCGTAACACCGACTGCCGGAACATCCGCATTGTCAGCTTCAACCGCTATACTTGATCTCATTGGTTTCATGTCTATGCAGTTGCCTGGTACAGTAACGCAACGCCTTTCTTCCCGTAGTTGATGTAAGAACCTCCTGCTCTTACAAGGGCGGAAACGATGTCGCCGTAATAAAGCGGATTGTTCGGGTCGTCAAACAGCTCCGTGTTGCCCAATGCACGTGACACGTAATCCTCGTGCCATGCTAGGCCTGCCGCACTGTCGGTAGCTGCCTCAGTGGATGAGAGTGCGGTTCCTGCCGCAACCACAGAAAGTACTGACGAACGCATGTAGAAATCGAAACCGTATAGGTTTCCGATGATTCCTTTGGACGCATCCGCAGTCGCAAGGAATGCGTTTGCCGTCTGTGCGTTCAGGTTGCTTAGCAATTGGTTGTACATGACCGCATCAAGCAGCATGCAACGTCCTGTCTGAGGCATGTCCCACTTGTCGAATTCGACCTTCATCTTTAGCACGTCGGCTGCCGTCAATGCTTTTCTCGTACCTGTTGCGGATGGGGCATGTGCCGCCTCCGCAGAACCGGAGGTCGCCAACTTGGTGAATCCAGAGGATGGAATCCAACTCTTGATCAAATCCACATGCACCTTGTCCGCTAATGCGTTCCGGCAACCTCGGATGATGCTCTCCCTCTTGTTGTAGCTTAGCTCCACCTCCTCCGCATTAGGGATGCGGAATGGGTCTGTCGTGTACTCCTTCATCGTGTAAGTAAGGTCGTTGTCCGCCCTCGTCTGCACGCTTGCGGGGAAAGAACTTCTTCCCTCTGTCACCGAAGGTGCTGAACCCGCGTTGGGCACATGCACGGTCTTGTCGTTCACGAATGCGCTGTGATTCACTGAACGTGCTGCGAACGAGTTGTCCGCAAACAGGTTCTCAATGATGGAATTGATCCAGATTTCTTTCTGTAATGCCATTTTCCTTTTCTTTATACGTTAAACTTCTGTTTGTACAGCTCCGCATACTTCTCCGGAGCTTCTGCCTTGAGGGATGCGAGCATCCCAGCACGGTCAAGTTCGTCCCACGTCTTGCCTTCGTACTTAGATGCCGCAGCCTGTGCGTTCAATTGTGCTGCGACTGGAGAAACCGATTTCATCTTTGCGAGAATCTTGCTAACCCCCTCGAAGTCCTTGTCCGCGAGTGACAGGTAGGTCTCCTTTTCGTCTGCCCCGATTTTCTTCTCCGCTATCGCGCGATCTATCAGTTCCGTCACCTGCTGTTTTTTTGCCTTCGCCACCTCGGCCTCCAGCTCTGCGATGCGGGAATTCTTCCCTGCAACCGCCAATTCGATTGCCTGCGCAGTTACCGACCCCTCTATTCCTAGTGCGGTGATGGTCGCTGCGGTCAATTCCGTCTTTTCCATTTTTTTACCTCCGTTTAGTTTATATTTAAGCTTCATATCTTCGATTGTGGTAGGGTTGATCTCCTCATCGTAGAGGTTCACTGCGTTGGCATCCGACGGGACGGCCACGATGCTCGCCTCCAGCAGCTCCGTTTCTGTTGCCACCATTCCCTTGTCGCTCTCAACCATGTTCTTTATGTATATTCCCACGCTGCACCCCTTCAGGTATCCTTTGTCCACCTTGCGGGCGATTTCCTTGCCGATTGCGTCTTCCGTGTCTATGTCCGTATCCGCCATCAGCCTTCCTTCTTCTATGCGAAGGTTCTTCCAACAACCTATCACCTTTTCGGGATCGTGGTTGTACAGCATCACGGGGTTCTTCTTGAACCTCTCCGTATTCATGCCTTCTATGTCTATGCTGAAACCGTGTGAGTTACAGCTATGACCGTCTGATAAAATGAATGTCGCCATTTCCGTTCTTTTCGTTTTGCCCAAAAGTAGGGCACTTTTTACCGCCGAAAAAACAGGTTTACAAGGCTTGTGACATCTATTACTACTGTTGGAAAGTTGGTTGCATGGCTCGTTTTTCAATCCCAATTTTGCCGGAAACGGATATTATGCAAACGAAGAAAGAACTCGAAGAAAAGAAGGTCCTTGCCCGCCAGTTATACATGCAAGGGACATTACAGAACGACATATCCGACCGGGTCGGTGTGTCGAAGAATACCGTCTGCAGATGGGTGGACGACGGAAAATGGGCCACGATACGCGCAGGCGTGCAGATAACAAGGCCTGAGCTTGTCAATAAGGCTCTTGGGGCGGTCAACAAACTGCTTGACCAAATTTATGAGAGCCAAGACCCGGAACTGATATGCAAGCTTCCTGACCAGCTGGCGAAATTCGCAAGCTTCATCGACAAGCTCGACAAGCAGGCAAACGTGGTGAGCACGATAGACGTGTTCATCGCATTCGAGAAGTGGATAGAACATCGTGCGTCGTTCGACAGCGAAATCACGGAAGACTTCCTGCAGACGCTACGCAAGTACCACAACATCTACGTGCAGCAATCCATGTCACCAAAATGATAAGCACTATGGACAGCATCGCATTCTATCAGCAACAGATGGACTCCATTAACAGGAAGGTCAGGAAAGAGGTTCTTGCGGCAAAACGCAGGTGGAAGGCTCACGTACAAAATTCATCCAAGCAATGGCAACCCAACAAGAAATAAAGCAGGCACAGCAGCGGTGGCAGATACGGCAGCAGGAAATACAATCACACGCATCCGTACTTGCCGCAGAGACCAAGGCGGAACAGCTCAGGCGCATATCACGCGCACGGACCGACTACGCCTTCTTCGTCAGCTACTACTTTCCACACTACACGACAGACAAGGTGACGGGAATCCCAATCCCGTCAGCCAAGTTCCACATCGATGCAGCAAAATACATTAAGGGGAACGCCAACACGCGTGCCGTGTTCATGTGGGCTCGTGGACATGCGAAATCAACGCACATGGGCGTGTTCATACCTATGTGGCTGATGGCGCAGGAAAAGCTGGACATACACATGGTCGTCATGGTTTCCAAAAGCCAGGACAGTGCCATCAACCTCATATCAGACATACAGGCGGAGTTGCAATATAACGAACGGTACAGCCACGATTTCGGCAAGCAGTTCAACCCCGGACAATGGGAAGCCGGGAAGTTCACCACACTCGAGACCAAGGTGACGTTTGTCGCACTTGGACGAAGCCAGTCCCCACGTGGTTTGAAGAAGATAGGATGTAGACCAGACTACATCATCATGGACGACCTTGACGACGATGAACTATGTCTTAATGAAGACCGTGTCAAGAAGGCAACCAACTGGGTCGAGGACGCTCTGTTCCCGACACAAGGTGCGGAAGGCGGTAGGTTCATCATGGTGGGTAACCTGATTTCAAAAAACTCCGTTCTGGCAAACATAGCGGCAAAGAACGGCTCACACGTCACACGTGTGGACATACGGAACTCGAAGGGTCTCCCATCATGGCCTGAACTCTGGACGGAGGAACGGATAAAGGAACGGGAAGACTTCATGGGTTTCCGCGCATTTCAGAAGGAGTACATGAACAACCCGATCAACGAGGGCACGGTGTTCCCGGAAATGAATTGGGGCAAGGTGCCTCCGCTAAAGAAGTTCCGATTTCTGTGCTGCTACGGAGACCCGTCACCAAGCAACAACCGCAACAAGGCTAATTCCATGAAGGCGGTATTTCTGATTGGAATGGCAGACGGCAAGTTCTACGTAATAGACGGCAGGGTTGACCGTGCCTCCAACGCCGAGTTTGTCGATTGGTTCTACGAGATAAACTCTTCAGTTCCACAGGGGGTGCAGGTTTACAACCTGATTGAGAACAACACGCTCCAAGACCCCTTCTACCAGCAGGTATTCATTCCGCTGTTCCTTGCCCATCCCGGTGCGATCAACATTTCCCCGGACGAACGCAAGAAACCCGACAAGTTCAGCAGAATAGAGGGAAACCTCGAACCGCTCAACAGGCAGCAGAGGCTGATACTGAATGCGGACATGAAGGACAACCTACACTTCAAACGGCTGGAGGAGCAGTTTCTTCTTCTTACTCCACGTCTCGGAGCTCCCGCCGATGGTGCTGACTGCATAGAGGGCGGCATCTGGTGGCTGGCGAGGAAAACAGCAAACATGGCAGACGGAAGCATATCGCTGTTCAAATCTAAGAAGAACGACAAACGGATTTAATCACTATTTAAATAACAATAACATGCAATCAATTTTCAGAGCAATGAGAAGAGGCAACGCAGTCGCATACATGGTTTCAGAGGTGTCAGGGCTGCAAGTGAAGTACAAAAAGGGGTCTTCCAAATCGTCGTGGCGATTCGCAAAGAGACACAGCATTACAGGGACATTCCTTGATACCTATGCGCCATGTATCTGAGCGTATATGATTTGACGAAGGGAATACGTGCGGAAGTGCTCGAGACCCTTACAAGAGGAAATCAGGAGGTGTCCACGCAGGCTATCGAGGAGGCCGAGACGGAGGTGTCCGGCTACCTTTCGGCACGTTACGACATGGTTGCGGAGCTGTCGAAGACTCACGAATCGAAGGACAGGAACACAATGGTGGTGAAACTAGTCAGGGACATCGCCATATTCAACATCTACAACTTCAACGCGCCGGTAAACATTCCCGACAATAAGGTGAAGTGCTACGAAAACGCAGTGTCGATACTGAAGGCTGCGCAGTCGGAGAAGGCGGCCATCGTAGGCCTTTCTCGACTTACTACTGGGGAACAGGGCGTGGCAAGCAGTTACATCGCATTCGGAGGTAACGAGAAAAGGGAAAATCACATTTAAGTAAGATGAAGAAAGGCAAAGAAACCAACATGATAGGACTGCTCGACACGAGGCAGACCTATCACTCAACGCAGAGCATATCACGGTGGAAACAGGCGATCAATTCGTTCGAGAGTCCTTTATCGCCGTCACGGGTGATGATGTACGACATGTATGACGACATCATGCTTGACGGGCATTTGGAATGCGTGTGGGGGAAGCGGCTCGACGCCGTCCTTAACAGAAAACTCACATACGTGAAGGACGGGATAGAGGACGAGGACATAACGAGTCTTCTGAATACGCCGGACATGCGACGTCTGATCACCGAATTGATGAAGACCATCGCCTACGGATTCACGCTAATACAGGTGAACGGCATCTTCTACGATGACGAGCAGGAATGTTACCGAATAGACTTCGACCTCATCCCTCGCAAACACGTTCACCCAGAACCGGCATTCGAGTGTGTGAGCAAGGAACAGAGCGACGTGTGCCGTGACTTCCTCTTCATGCAGCCACCGTTAGCAAAATACATGATGTGGGCGGGAGACCCGACGGACAAGGGAATCCTGATAAAGGTGGCTCCTTACGTGATCTACAAGCGGGGAGGGTTCGGAGACTGGGCACAGTTCTCGGAGATGTTCGGAATGCCGTTCCGTGAAGCCATCTACGACAGCTACGACGACGGTACGAGGCAACGGATCCAGCAGTTCCTCGAAAAGTGGAGCAGCAGCACTTACCTCGTGCATCAGCGTGACGTGGAACTGAAGATACACGACACGGGCAACAGCGCATCGTCAGCCGACATATACGACAAGTTTATTGCCGTGTGCGACGCAGGTATCAGCAAGACGGTGCTTGGCAACACCCTGACGACAGAACAGGGCGACAACGGTGCCCGCTCTCTTGGTGAGGTACACGAGGATGAATAGAAGGGAAAGGAGCAAAGTGACGAGTTGTTCATTCTTTCCGTGCTCAACACCCAGTTCCGAGCCATCCTAAAAAGGTTCGGCATAAACGCAACGGGAGGCGAAATCTGGTTCGACGCTCCCGACACTGATTGGTCTAAGGTGCAGACTAAATGGAATGTCATCAGCTCCGTGGCTCAGCGGGTGCCAGTTGACGACGACTACATCTATGAGGAAACAGGAATCCCGAAGCCCGACAACTATGACCAGATGAAGCAGGAGCAGGAGGAACGCAGGCAGATGATCCAGCAACAGATTTCCGAGAAACAGCGCGAACAGGAAGATACACGCGATCAGGAGACGAAGAAGAAACTCGTAGCCCGTATCGCCGATTTTTTCGGGGTAGCCCCGACTCGGTTCGGGGCAGATTGGAATACCCGGAAGTAACGCTTTCGGGCGCAGTATCGTCCATCGCTATCAACGACAAAGCCATTGTAAAGGCTCTGTCTAACATCTATCACAAACGGTTCAACGTCAAGCGGGAGATTGAGCCCGAACTATTCAAGGAGACCGTCCGACTATTCAACGAGGCTGCCGCAATCGGCATTTCCGATGGCATTGATGGCGGTGACGATATGCCTTCCGACGACTTCCTGCAGGCCATCAAAACCAACAACGAGGTATTCTCCGCATTCCGTGTCCATCGGATGCAGAATGACATTGCCGCACGTATGACCAACGACGATGGCCAATTAAAGTCATTCTCCCAGTTTGCCCGTGATGTAAGGCCCTACACCGACCATCAGAATCGGCAATGGCTACAAACCGAGTTTAACACCGCCGTGATCCGTGCCCATCAGGCTGCCGACTGGCAGCAGTTCGAGAGGGAGAAGGACGTATTGCCAAACCTTGAGTGGATTCCGAGCACTTCGCTTACTCCGGGCTTAGACCATCAGGTGTTTTGGGGAACTATACGCCCCGTGGACGACCCGTTTTGGAACGAGCACCGCCCCGGCGACCGCTGGAACTGCAAGTGCCGCTTAGTCTCTACTGACAAAGCCATTACTCCCGTCCAAGAGGGTGGAGATATGGATCGCCCAAACCGTGGGCTCGAAAACAACCCGGGAAAGGACGGACAATTAATATCAGACAAACATCCGTATTTCCCCGAAAATTGCAGTGTGTGTCCTTTTGGCCACGGCAAGCTATGGGCGTTGGCCGCAGGCAAGAAAAAGGACTGCGCTGCGTGCGGAGGTATGGAGAAGGCAACAGGGAAAGCGGAGGAAAAATCGGAAGCATCTATTGAACGGCACAAACGGCTGGAAGAGATGAAGCCGCTGCTAAAAATAAAGCATGAAAAGCAAACTGACGATAAAACGCTGAAAGTAGGCTTTACAAAACGTGGAAACGAACACTTATATTCTGACACCTTTGGACGTTCGTCTGTATTGCAGAAAGAGGATTTAAAGAGTTTGGACAAAGTGTTGGATAAAGCAACATTTATCGAAGATTCAGAACTTACTCACCCTCGAAAAGACGGAATAGACAGGTTCTACTACTTCGAAGGAACTATAAGAGGAAAGAAAGTAAGGCTGAATGTGGCAAGGAAAATAGAGAAAAGCAATAACGGTTTCACGAAAGTCATTCACTTTCTTTACTCTATCAATGACATAAAATAGAAAATGCGCAAAGGCGATACTTAGGTTTACACCAGGTCATCATTCCTTAACGCATTTCTATACTGCAAATATACAAACTTTTAATCACTCATCATCATGAACAACCTTAATTTTCGCAAACGCATCACGGAGATAACGGAGATTGTAGATTTCTTTCACCGAGTCTTCGTGCATCATACCAAGTTCGGACATGTACGAAGGTGGCTGAATATGGCATCGTCTATCAGGGTGGCGGCGTTGTTGGCGAAGCCGTCGGCAATAAATTCAACTATGCTGCTGATGTCCAAGCGGTCTTTGACGCAGGTTACTATCGTCTTCTCCATGGCTTAGTCCTCCTTTGTGTTAAGTTCAACAAATGGTATTGCCAGCTGATGGCGGTCGTTGTTGGTGCGCATTGCCGTGCGGCGGCTCTCGTAGCGGCTCTGCACGTCCTTCATGTTGAAGAGGTCGCGGCTCATGTACCACACGCCACCCCAGAAGGCGAACTCCTTGGGGTAGTTGCCCAGCAGCCCGTAGAACGAGTGGATGCTTTTGCCAAACGTGCTGCAGTACTCGGTGCAGCCCACCCACTGCTTGCCGCCAAGGCTGAAGAACCCGGTTTCGCTCACTATGCGCTCGCCGTTAGCTATCCGCACAAGAAGTTCGTCAACCTTCCATGCAAACTCGGAACTCAGCCACTGCGCAAAGCGCATCGCTATCCGGTAGTCTGTGCACCATGTACCGTGCTCATTATCAGCACCTCCATTGCGTACTATAATCAATTCCGGGGCAGTTCTCACATCTGAGACCTGACTGAAAACCAAACGTTTAGCCACTTCAAGGTATTCTTTGGTTGTGTCAAGGCGAAGCCAGTTGGCAGGTTTCTTCCCTGGTCCGAACGGTTTAGCCATCATGGTGAGGTTCACCATGCAGTTGCCCACTCCGTGGCGTTCAATGGCCACGCTGTTGCCGTCAATCACAACGGCCTCGATTTGATTCTTAATGACAGTCATAACTTTAAGAATTGCGATAAAAAAGGAACGCCCACCGTAGGTGTGACTGTCACTCTACGCTGGGCGATGAAGTCGCCGCTCCTTTCGTTGCGGCCACCTTAGCGGGCGTTCCCCAATATCTTGTAAACAAATAAATTCGGATGAAATGATTTGCCCAAGAGGTATATGTAGAATAACAGTCGGGGGCAAATATAGGTAAAAAAATTAAAAACAAAACAATAAATGGAGGAAAAAAATATGACCCCCGAACAATTTCAACATCGCATCCGGCAAAATGCCGAACAGGTAAAGCAGGCCATCAACCGCACCATTCCGGTAAAGGTAGGGCGTGCAGCGAAAGACCATTTTCAGGAGAACTTTGACAAAGGCGGTTTTGTGAATGGCGGTCTGCATCCGTGGAAGAGGTCGAAGCGCATCGGTCGTGCTAAAGGCGCAGCAGGTGGTTACAAAACCTTGATGAGTGGACGGCAGCTCTTTTTTCTTCTATCGAATATCATCCCGGCACAGCCAAGGTAGATGTCGTAAACAACGTGCCTTATGCACGTGTACACAACGAAGGATTACGTGCCGGACGTGGGCGCGGTTTTCAGATGCCACGCCGCCAATTTATCGGAGAAAGTAAAGAGTTGACTAAAAAGGTTGAGGATATTATTGAGAATGAAATAGGGCGCATTTTACAATAGTGTTCAAACAACAAAAAAGACCGTTCAAATGCTGTTTGAACGGTCTTTCAACGTGTAGTGAACGTTCACTGAACGTTCACCATTGGATGCGCCTGCACGCTCTCATACTGCTTGCATGCCGACTGATCACGAAGCAGGCAATTGTACTCTTCAATGTTATCTACATAGGTCTCATGGTCATGATTGGTGATTGAGCGGGTGCGCATCCACGAGTTCATGTACGATGCCGAAAACCCTTGCAAGGCCGCCACCACCCGGTCTGTTATGTCAAGGAATTCCAAGGCCTGCTGTTCTGTCGGAGAGTAGTCGGATGTGCCTGCGTGCCACTCTGTTACAATGTGCAGCCGGACCGTCAATCCGCATTCTTGCACCCGCTGACCCAGTGTTTTCCATTCCATTTCGCCAAACTCAACGAATACGGCTGGACATGCGAACGGGGTCTCTTGCTCAAGAAACTCCACCTGCCTGTTCCATAGGTCGAAATGCAGGAATAGCTGTTGCCCGTCATTTCCTGCCACCGTCTTTAGCCTGTTTTTAATGTCTAAATAAAGCTGTTTCCTCATAAGTCGAATAATTTTAGTTGTTGATTATCCTGCTCCATTTTACGGTGCAATGCCTTCAGTTCGTTTTTAGCAGACACGGCAAGGTAGTTGTTGAAGCAAGAGTAAGAAATATGGTACCTATCTGCAATGTACTTGCGGTAGATGACTGTCTGCGGAACGTCCTTCTGTTTCCATTCCAACACTATGTCCTGAATCTCGATGATTCTTTTTAACAAGTTTTCTCTGTTGTATGCCATATTCCGAAAATTTAAGTACCTTTGAGTTTCTCGTCAAGGCCTTCGTTTTTCGGAACGGGGCTTTTTTTATGCCCCTTGTTTCCATATATCCTCCATTTCGGTTATCATTTTTTCAGCCGCCTCCCAGCCCGGGAAGCCCCCGAGGTTCTTGTCGTCGATGTAGCAGTGCGCATACACCTTCCTCCCTCCATCTCCGTACTTTGCCACGTTTTCCGGGTTATGGTCGTTCACTCGGTCGAACAGTATGCCTTCCTCCAGCAACCAATTCACTGCGTCAAGAAGGTTCTGTCCTGTTCTACAAGTCCATATTATAATGTAATGTCCTTTCTCGTGCAGTCGATTGATCACCTCCTTTGCATAGATTTCCGCCCCTTCAATGCGAGGAAAGGTGCTGCGACATATCGTCCCATCAAAGTCTATCGCTATTATCATGTTGTATTTTGTTCAAATGTTCTAAAATGTCCTGCATATCTTCCTGCGTGGGCTTCGCATCCGCCTTTGTGGTGCCGTGTATGGCCTTCTTTGCCTGTTTGGCGTCGTACATGCGCCAATCGAAGTCAAGCACCATTCGGTTCACCTCCTCCAGGCTCTTTATGTTGTTGCCTATGCAATGATATGCCCCGTAATAATCACGGACGCAGGCAAGTACTTGTTCAGCCGGCTTCCAATACGTTATCCTCAGCCGTGCCCCGTTGGGGTAGGTGAACACGACGAAGAAGAATTCCTTCGTATTCCAAGCCCCGAGGTAGGTGGAACAGTTGCCCCGCACTACCTCGGCCGCCCGAAATTCCTCTTCCGTTATCCACGGTTTCCTGTTCTTAATCGTCATCTTCGTCAAGGAAGTGTTCATCCTTCTCGTATTCGTAGCCGTCGCTCAGTGCTCCGCACACTACAACAATGAACATGAACGCCAACATGGCCACTATGCCCAATATCACCTCTACCATGTTCATGCCTCCGTCATTCCGAGTGCAATGTTATTCCACTCGCCGTTTTCAGAGCGCACCTCCGCTCGGATGAACTGTTTCGAGACAACCGGTTGATAAGCCTCGTTGATGATGCGGACACCCTCCTTGAAACGTTCGTCTGCGCTTTCGTTCGCCATCTTCTGCAATTGTATCACTCGACTTGCCTTGAGGTTGCCTACCTGGTCCTTGCTGAGCAGACGTAGAACGGCATTGACGAGTGCCCGGCTGTCGTCATCCTTCGCTAAACTTTCAATGTATTCTTTTACCATCGCGATGCCCTCATTCACGGTGTCCTTGTAGCCGTCAAGGCAATACTGTCCGAGCATGATTCGCTTCGTCCCGTCGCTGTTTGTAAAGGTGTGCGTGCGCTGGTCTTCCTTTACCTTGAACAGCTCCGCCTTCATGTCCAGCGCGGAGCGGAAGGATTCTAGCACCTGCCGTTTCGTCTCCGCAATTCCATCCGATATGCTCTGTAATGTCGGAATAGCCTCTTCAATTGTTTCGTCAACTAGCGTGAGATATGTATCTCGCTCTTCCTTAGCACGTTCCTGTGCTTCTTTCTTTGCCTTCTCTTGTTTGAAAGCCTCGAACTCAGCGCGTTCCTGCGCTGTCATTGTCACTTGTTCTTGTTCCATGATTAAAGAATATCTAATTATACAAATCGTTTACTATTTCCTTCAGATCTTGCTCGTAGCACCTGTCTCCTTTTACCGTCACAACCGAAGGCGCAGCACATCCGTACTTCAATACAACGTTATCAACGAACAGCGGCGTGTCGCTGTCCTGAACCTTCTCTGCAATCGTGACAGCCATAATGCGGCTATGCACCTCAATCCTCCAGCCTCCGCCTAAGATGTTTCTTGTTATTGTTGCCCTCTTGTTCATTTGTATTTAATCAGTTATTATGTCGTGTTGTTCTAACATCTTTTTAAAGTCTCTGTCACGCTCTGCCTTTGTCGTGTATTTGCCTATCGTGTGCCATTCCCTGCGTGTATATGTTTTTGCCTTAATCCTTACGCTCGGATTGTCTTCGCACCGGATGATTGAGAATCCGCTATCTATCACTTTGTTCTGACTAGCTGCATCCATGTTACATGTCCTCCAGTTTTGCGTATTTTCTAAAGGCCTTATCGAAGTCCTCGAAGTCGGCAGCTAGGTCGTTGAATGCCTCGGGCTTTTTTACCAGCTTATTGAAGCACTGCACGTATTGGTCAAATGCAAACTGTAGCTTCTTGCTGTTGTACTTCAGGTCATGCACGATCCGGATGTGTCCGTCCATCAACCCGTCGCACTCGTCGATAAGGCTTATCGCTTCAGTGTTGAGAAGGTGTGCGGCACTAAGCAGTGCCGCCACCTTCTTCGCTCTTTTTTCATAGCTTGCCTCGTAGGCAGCCGCCACCAGATTAGTCGTCATTGTTTTGCTCGTTTTTTAATGATTTACACTTGAATGCCGGAACGTATGCGGGGCAGAGGAAACGCCCCTCCGCATTCTTTTCCTCAGACGGGCTGAAGCCCGTGTTGCGTGACCTGTGTCTCGCACAGTGCGTTTTGTCGCACGTCTTGTTGTTACAATATTGTATTTCCATGTTATCTGTGCATTGCTCTCAGTTGTGCCGCCCGTATTCCTTCGAACCGGTCCATTGGTTTCTTGTACTTTGATTTTTGTTGCGGTTTCTGCGCCAGCAGTGCCCGCTTCTCGTTCAGCTCACGTATAACTGCCTCTTCCACCTTTCCGCTCTCCAGTTCAGCCTCCAGCCGACTGATGTCCTTTTCCAAATCCACGCTTGTCATGCCTCGCCTCCTTTCATCTCGTTGCCAGCCTTCGCCTGACGTGTTGCGTTGTTCCAAAAGTTATATAGCGCTATGAGGCGGACTTCGGGTATCTTGTTCAGCGTAGCGTAGCCGGACTGTCGTGTCACTATCGCCTTCACTGCAGCCATGGTCATATCCTTACCAACCGCCTTGTGATAGCCGAAGACGGATGCAATAACACGTTTGCGCCACGTGTCCATCTTGTCCCCCGATGGCTGCTTTCTGTTGCCTTCCAGCGCACCGCAGGCGGCTGCAAGTTCGAGGTTGTTCATCTCCTTGCTGCTCGTCTTGCCGAAGCCCTCCAGGATTGCCTCCTTGTCTTCGTCAGTCAGCCCCTTCTTTGTGCATAGGGTGTGAAATTTCTTAAGCAGCCGTGCGTGCTGCACCTGCGCTTTTGTCTGTTGTTGTGTCTCTGTTGTTGTCATATCGTTTGCTTTTTTAAGTCAAAATCTTGTGCTCCCTTCTTCCATATTGTGAATGTAGAACCACCCCCGAATCTGCTCTGCGGGTATGCCCTGAATCCCGACACGTTTATCTTCACGAACGCATCGAACTTCACGCTCATCGCCACATTGCCCCGCGGATTAGCCCCGTCTGCGTGGCTTACGTAGATGAATAGCTTTTTGGGGAACATGTCTCTCAGACGTTTGTATTCCGCATAGCTCATTCCTGTGTATTGTAGGCTGTCTATAACCACTACTTGTGGGCTTCGTTGCTTCTTTAATCGTACTATCAGCCCGTCAATGTCCTCTTTGTCGAGGAAGATGAATGTGCGCTTGCAGTCTGACATCCCGACATCCTCTACTGCCCGCTGCATTGATGCGCTCAATCCCTCCTCTAGACTGTCGTAAGCCACCTTCACGAAGGTGGCGAAATACTTCGCCAACTGTAGAGCCAATCTGGTCTTCCCGTTTGCCGATCCGCCCCAGATGATCCACGACCCTGTAAGTTCCGGTTTCCCGAAGCTGTCAAGGAATGCCCCGTCAAAATCGAGCACGTTCGGTTTATAGTCCCTTATCTGCTGTATCGTCAATGCCTTTTTCATCGATTTAATCAGCGTTTAAACGGTATTCAACTGCTGTTTTCTCAACACTGCGTGTATGCGCCTCTTCACCCTGCGCAGGTCGCTCTCGCTGTCGGAGATGATGCCTTCAATGTCAGCTGTGTCCGTGATCCCGTTCACCTCGCAGATGGCTGTTATGTCTTGCGCCGTAACCCCACGGAGTGCCACACACTTGCGTCCGAGTCGGCTCCATATCTCGTTGTATCCACGTTTGTTCAATTTTATGCCACGCTGGATGCGTTTCTCAAGGTGAGATGTTGCGCACAGGACTATTCCGCATTGGTCTTCGAGGTTGTTGTATAGAGTAATGAAGAAATAAAGCACCTGGTCTGATAACTTGTCTGCCTCGTCAAGTATTAGGACGGGTGACTCCTGCATCTTAAGCGAGTGCACTGCCTCGTGCATCATTTCGCCGACCGTATACCCTGTATAGTCCTTTCCCATAGCGGTGAGCAGTTCGGTAAGGAACATCTTTCTATTCCAATATTCGTTGCAGCATAGCAGGTACACCTGCTTGTGGTTGGATGCATACTGCTTTAATGCGAAGGTCTTACCGCTGCCTGCATTGCCAGTTACGCCCATAACAAGAGCGTTGTTCTTCACGTCGTCAAGAATGAAATTTAGTTTTTTAAAGTCTCCTGTCTCAACCGCCTCCCATTTTTCCTCTTTGCATCCTATCTGTGCCGAAACGTTTCGCCACATGTCGTCCTTAATCAAGTCCCATTTGCCGTTCAGCATCTGACTGATCGTTGCACTGCTAACACCCTTAAGACTATTTGCAGCCTTGTTCTGAGATTCATAGCGTCCGCAATATGCCTGCAGGCTGTTTGTAATCTGTTGTTTTCTGATACTTTCCATGATGATTATATTTTAATTGTTAATATTCGTCCAATGCAGAGAACATCTCTTCTGCCTCTGTCTTTATTATCTCCGCATTTTGTGCAATGAGGTCTCT